TCTTAGTATTGGTAAGAATTATATTCATGAGAAAGTTTTGACAATTAACTCCACTTGTTTTCAATATAAAGAAAACAGATTAAGTAAAGTTGATTTTTGCAATTTTGGGCTTCTCTCAGGTACTTCCAAATTAGGAGGTTCTCGAGGTGAAGTGCGTGATAAGGCAGTAGATCTTTGTGATGCATACACGAGAAGTGTATGTGGAGCTCAAGATAAGAAATTGGCTCACGCCAAATTCCTTACTCGTAACAGAGTAGATCTACAGAAGATAACCTGTCGTGGTCGTTATAATCTTTTCCTCCCAAGGGTATTGGGCGGCTTTGGATTTCCGACTAGCGAGGGTATCACCTATCATGTGACACGTTTTCAGGCGTGTTTAGCAAAATTGATCAAAAAAACTTGTGACACCACTGTTGTGGGTTTCAAGAATGATGGAGTGTCAAATAGTGTAGGATTAAGAGAAACAAAGAATTCAAAGAAACTAATGGTCGGTCCCGGTCCCCTTAGGGAGTACGAACGTCTTTATGAAACAGGAACTGTCACCTCTGTGAACAGTTCATATTTACAAGACACCGTGACCAAGTTCTTCACCACGATTGGTGAGAAGTACAATGCAGAAAAGCTCTTTCCGTTCCGATTAAAGAACAAAGAGATAGACTTGGATGTTCACCAAGATCTTTTCCGTGTTGTATGTGACCATAGCTTCTAATTTGGATTCTGTCTGTTTTCTGGAATTTCTTCCTCTAATTATTGTGTTGTTTTCGTGTCGGTAACCACGTTAAAAGAGTCCCTCCTGATGACCTTAGTTCGGTCTCAGGGTAGTATCAGAACTACTAAAAAGAACTTAAGTGCGGCGCAGTCTACAGTCCGCCAGAACAAATCTGGACAAACAACACAACCAAACAATAAGAAGAAGGAAAAGAAAGAAAAGAAGAAGGAAAATATCGTGATGGCGCCGACAGCAATGTCAAGTCAGTATCAGAATGCAGCTCCTGCATTCACATATTCCGTGAGTGGTGATGGTACCGTAAAGGTCCGTCACCGGGAATATGTTGCTGATGTTGTATCACTGAGTGCAAACTATCAATTTGTGAAGTTTGCTATCAATCCCGGGTTGGGTTCACTCTTTCAATGGCTGCAAGCAATTGCATTGTCATACGAGTCGTACGTGTTTAATTCACTCTCTTTCGAGTTTGAATCAACCGCAGCGACCACTGATAGGGGAACACTAATGATGGGGATTGACTTTGATGCGTCAGATTCTCC